CCCCATAGCATTTATTATGTTGTGTGTGTGCCTAGAGCGCAACATCCAGTGATGGAAAAGTCTCGTTCTCAGAGTCTAAAGATTTCAGACTCTCGGAACACCTCTCGGAGTCTGAGTTCAGACTCTCTGAGGAATCTTCCTGTAATATGCTGTAGAGCTTAAGGACCTCCTCATAAGACCTAATTAGGTCTTTGGAGAAATCCTCAGCTTCTACATGAGGAAGATCGAAACTTAAAGGCTTCAGTAAAGCACCTAGACTCTTTTCATAGACACCTTTATCGAAAGATTTTCGCGTGATGGGCCGGCCTACCTTCAATAGGTAGTCTGGCTTCACGTCCAAATCTAAAATGCTGACGAGATACTTAGTGGAAACTTCACAGTTAACACCAGTACCTCGTACGGCATCGAGAAAGGTCTCTTTGAAAAGGGAATAGGTGAATTCATTGTTTGGATTTAGGAAGTTTGTCAAGAAAACATGATCGATTTGATCTTGAATTTCCCGACGAACCCTCACATCATTAAAGGGGACCTGTACGGTCCTCAAAAATGATAGTGAAGGTAAACTCTCTATCTCCAAGCCTCTAATGTTTCTAAGAGACTGGTTAGTCGATATCCGCGTTTTAGTCTTACCAAGGTGAGACACATGAAGGAAATCCTCGTGGAATTCTTTCATTGAAACGGGCATATTGAATAACCTATCCATTCTGGATACTGCGTCTTGGTTATACTTGTCCACAGATAGGTAAGGGATGGCAACACACCCCTCCTCAGGGGTGATTCGCTTTAATAGGTCGTGAATGTAGACTAGGAGCTCCGTACTCTTTGTACGAATATCCAGGTCCCGTTCACCCCAATTCAAAGCCAATCCTCCATGAGAGAGAGGTACGTTGACACTTCGAACAGTTCGTGCGAGCTTGGCCCGATTCACACTGACAAAAAGTTGTTTAACTTCTTTCGGTGTGAGATCAGATCCAAGCTCTACGTTCCATTCGAGGTCCCTCAGACATTCTCCAAGAACCTCAGATTTACGATCCAGAATTCTTTGTTTGCCAGATGTAAGTACCTGACCCCCTTTAATTAATTGGGAGTTCACAGTACCATACTCTGGGTGAATGTAATTCTTTCCGATTGAAAGTTTAAGTCCAAAATTTTGAACATAAAACTTCCAACCAGAATAATTTATTGGCTTGGTCCTCATCAAGATATCATCACCATTAATCAAATACTGATTTGGTTTGAGATTTAATGACTTGGCCGTGCAATCATTCAACAAACAAAGAAGCGGGAAAGAAAGTAAAGATCCCATAAGTTGCCCATTCCTTTGAAGACATGGTTGAATACCACTCTTCTTAGGATAGACTAACAAATGAGGACTAATTTCTTTCATCGCCCAACGCTTAGTTGGTTCGTGGTCGATCTCTTCTAATATCCCCTCCATCAAGGCTCGTGAAGCCTCGATCGGTACGGAATCCGTTGCGGACTTATAATCCCCAGAGATCCACACGTCACCAGGTTTACTTTGTAAGTAAATCTTTTTGACGGCGGTCTCAAGATTATGAGTTCCATGAGTCAGAACGAATTGTTCTTCTTCCCCTAAAGCGAGCCACATGGCTCGCTGGAGAGGTTTAAGACAATAAGTATCTGCCTTCCCAGCCGTGATGTTACGAACCTTTAACGGTTCCGTAACTGACTCTACCCTCACAGGTAGGGGTCCATCCGGTGGGAATGCATCGAATTCCAGGTGATACTGGTTCGTCTCTCGTTGATCTGTCATATCAAAACCTAGACTATCGGGAAGATAGGGATCAATTTGATCCCGGAAATACTCTTCTCCGATAAGCGAGGTTGGATCGTCAGTCATACGAGAGATTTGTTGGATCCATGTCTTTCTTATGTTGGCATGAAACTTTTCTCTCCCTCTAAAAACTTCTTTCAATGAACGGAAATAACCGGGTTCTATGGGTTGCCATAGGTCCTGTTTAAATCCGTTTTCCCCGCATCGAAACACGGGTTTCCGTTGAAAAAACTTTCCAGAGGAAGCGAAACCACTCTGATTAGACTCGTTCCAAGCGAGACCCTTTCTCATGAGGAGATTCTCTTCTCTGATCCATAGAGGTTCTTCCTTTAATCGATAATAAATTTTATTCTCGACAAAAAGTGGAATATGAACGCGACGCCAAAAGCTGGCATCGTCCAATATTCCATAGGAATCCTTATAGATATCAGAAAGTCTGAATCCATACATGAGATTGGTGGTAAAGATAATGATAGGAGACGTAAAGTACGTTCCCTTCTCACTTAGATCAGCCATAGGAGGAATGTAAGAATTACAAGAAACCAAAGTTTGGAATTCTTTAATATCTTTTCCTTCTAATGATTGGCCTAAGTCGTCTAATACCACAATGGGTTGGTTCTTATAACCATCCCAATGGTCTGTGTTACATGAACGGGCATAACAGAGCTCGTCTCGTTTGGTACCAGGGAAGAGTTGTGATAGCGATGATATTAATTCCGCTAATCTACTACTCTTACCCATGCCTGGTTGTCCAAATATCCCAATCACAAATGGTTCCATTCGGTCATGCCGAATTGAATCCTGGATTGGTGTATTGAGCAACCGATCATTATACACAAGATCTCCCTTGAGTCCTCCTCGGTTTGAAGAGAATTCAAAGGAAGCCTTTCCAGTAGGGAAGAAACCGCGATCAGGTTGATAAAACCTGTTAACGATCTTTCCGAACTGGCGGCCCCTTTCGCGAAGAGTGTCAATGACATCCTTCTGAAGGGGTTCCGGCTCCCGTGTTAATGTGGCTTGATGGTCCAATAGAGACTCTTGTATGAAACTTTCAGGAACTTCCGCACACAATACCTTGGATTGTAACAGGGAGAAAAAGAAATCAATCTTTTTTTCCTTTGTTAAAGTTCCAAAGTACTTTGTGAACGCGAAAGGGACCATATCTATATGGACCCCTTCAGGAAGCTCTTCTTGTTCCATACTAAGAGAAACATGCCGACATAGGGAATTCTTTAAACACTTGATGAGTTCGATTTCTGATTTAATACCAACAGTTGTGAAACTGCGGTACAAATGAATAAAAATCGAGGTCAGTTTGTTACTTGAATCCGAAAAGTACTTATATTTCAAAGCTCTTTTTGGATCACGAACATGTGACCTCTGATTATATTTAAAATCAGCCATCTTCTTCATTCGAAGCGTTAATAAGAATGCCCAAGCCATCCGTAGACAATGTATAGTTCTCCTATAGTCTTTGAAGACCATAGGAAACACACCACACATGCTATCTAATGGAAGCCCGTGAGCGAGTAAAAACATTACCGGATTGAATCCGTTGTTTTTCAAACCCGCCTTATAAGCTTCCATTACACTTTTCTTTTTCGTGCCCTGAACTTTTCGCAACAAATTGGCCTTCTCGTATAAATACGTGATGCCAGTTTCGTTACAGTGAAATTTTTCACATGATTCATCAAGATGAATCAAGCTCAGGAGCACATCGTCCAACTTTAAAGAATGTAAGAAAAGACCTTTCCGAAGAAAGGTCGTTTCGAAATCCTTTAAATCCGTTCCGACACTTGATGGAGTAAGGCTGCGTTTTACACCGCAGCATTTGTCTTCTTTCACAGGAAGACTACCTCTATTAGTGTTAGTAACTGGATTGTACGACTGTACTGCTAGTTAGGCAGTACAGAAGTTCAAAGTTTTAACCAGTTAAACAAGTGTATTTTTTGCTCACTTCATCGTGGGGAAAGATTACTTAAGAACAAAAAACAAAATCCACCTATTCAACCGATAAGGAATTAGTTCCTTTTTCTAGC